ATAAGTCGACCCTCAACGGAAAAAGTACCGGAAGTACCTTGAGTACCCCCCCCCGCTTGCGCATAGCGTTACCCCTAGCCCGGATACCCTAACCCACAACACCGCGATAGCCGGCACAAGCTCGATTATTATGCGCCCAGGTGCTCGGGAGCACGCGGGCCACCGTCGGGGTTCGATGCGACATTGATGCGATCTCACCTGGCATCGCCTTGGCACTGACGGCGCAGATCAGATTACCTCTCTTGCGTCGATAGATGCGTGCTATCAGACCGCCATCGATAAATCGCTTGACCTCGGCAGCAGGGAAAAGCCGCTTTGATCCATTGGCGAACTCGACACAGATTTCAGCAGCTACGAAACCGTCCATGCGTGGCGATACCTCAGATGTAATCGGTGTATTCGCTGGCCCAGCTTGCGCATCGTCGCGGGTGAACTACTACGGGTAGGGTACGGGTTGCAAGCGCGGCGTGTCAAGTTCTTTTTTTTTGCGCGAGTGGATCGCTCTTCGCCGCGAACACCCCAACGCATCGGCGCGATTCCATCGCTGCCCCGCTCGTGGCGCATAAAAACCCTACCGCCCCGCCCGCCGCCTTGAGTATAGGGTACTACGTCAAGCGGCGCAATAGTACTACGGCTTCTTTGATACCGATGGGACTCTCTTTTTCCTTTGACAAACTGCGCGCAGTGGGTTAATCTGGTTATGTCAGCAGGCGCTGGCGGAAAGAGGGAAGGACACAATTACATGATCTACGCATACGTAACAACCGAATCGTGCCGCTCGATTGAAGCAGAGAAGATCGGCGCGGAAATTGGCCGCAACTCAACCCCAGTCGAGGAGCACGGCGACTACGCCGAATGGCCCTATGACGAACGGGAGACACTGCAACTCATTGTTCGCGCCAGCACGCAGTACCAGCGGCGGGCGGCGCAAGCGGTGGCGGAGTTGCTCGGATGGAAGGAGGCCCGCAATGGCTAACCCGACGGGCCTAGGCCCGCATGGCCGCAACGACAACCCCGGCTGGCCAAGCTGGCCGGGCCAATTTTAACAGAGGAGAGAAGACATGACCACAATCACAGGCAATACGTACCCAGTAAAAGATCGCCTCCGAGCGATGGGCGGCAAGTGGAACGCCGATAAAAAGGCGTGGGAAGTTCCGGACGGCAAGGCCGCCGAAGCGCGGAAGATTGTCGCTGGCGCACCCACGGAAACGCGAACTCCGGGCAAGTGCGCGAAGTGCAAAGGCCCAGTCAAAGAACCGTACATCGTCTGTTTTGGTTGTAAGCAGACGGCGGCCGGTAAATGCGTAAAATGCGGCGATACGCTCGACGACTGGGAACGTCGTCACGGCGTGAAGCGCTGCGCTGGATGCCGTGAAGGTGGCGGCAACTACATGGGAGGAGCATCGTACCGCGATTCGCACGGCAATTTTGTGCTGGGCGACGACGACTAAACCAATTTAACCGCCCGCAAGGGTAGAGGAGAGAATGAAATGCACTACGCGACCGAAGACGCTTTAAGCAAATGCCGGATGGAGGACATTCTTCCAATCCGGTGCAAAATGGCAGCCTCAGGTAATAGCTACATACTCCGCGCCGCAAATGGCGAGAAGCGCTGGCTATTCACGGGCAACGCTCATACCGTGCTCGCGAACGCCGAATGGCCGAAGTACGGGAAAAACGCCGTGCTGTGGCGCAATGCGCAACCACTGCTAGCCGCCTAGCCTACCGTCCCTAGCCGCTTTCGAAGCAGAGCGGCTGGATGATGGCAGGATGGACGAAAGGAAAGAGGACATGACATACGCATACGTGACAAATGAGTGCTGCGTGAGCACGGTAGCCGTAAGGCCAGGCACGGAAGTTGGCGACAAGGCGGTATCACGGCACGGCGACTACTCCGCGTGGCCGTGGGGCAAGCGGGACACACTACGCATAATGGCTGAGCAGGGCGGCTACAATTACCGCTGCGCGCGTGCAGTTGCGCTGTTGTTGGGGTGGCTAGGCAAGGAGGCCCGCAATGGCTAACCCGACGGCGCGGTTGCGCCGGCCAGCGCGAGAAGTAATTTTGCTCGACGCGCTAACAGTCGCGCAGCGCGAGCTGCGTGATTGGTACGAATTTGCGAGCGAACCGAACAACACGGTTGCGCCGACGGCGAAGACTGAAACCGCCGCTGTGCTAGCGGTCATCGATGCGGCATTCGCCGCGATCCAGAGGAGGATTGAACGATGAGCCGCATAAACATCAACGCGCGATGCAGCGTCAAGCTGACCGAGTACGGCGTATCGGTCTTAACGGCCTACTTCTTGACTCTGGAATGCAAACCGCCCTTGCTCGGAATCGGCAACGAGTACGTCACGCAATTGTGGGACTTGTTCCAGGTCTTCGGACCTGAGATGTACATGGGCAACCGACAAATTTTCGAGAACAACGAGGTGATCTTCCAATGACCGACACGCGCACCCTGTACGTCTACTACCGCCGCCGCCGCGCGGTGATCAATCTCGCCAAAGATGCCGCCGCTCTTTTGTTTGCGCTCGCGGCGATCTACGCGGCCTGGGCGGTGTGGGAATGAGCGACAAAGCGAAACGCGAGATTCTCGCCAAACTCGAAGCCGTGGCAAAGGCTATCAGAGAGGCCGAAACGGAATTTTGCAACCACCAACCATGCGGCCTGTACCAGGAGCACCTAGAGCTAGGTGATATCGACGTAGCAGTCTGGACATTGCGCCGGAAAGTGTCTGAAAAACCATGATCCCGCGAGAATTTACGTGCGAACTGGTACTCGATGAGGATTTTGAAACCGTGCGCGACAGGCTATTTCTGACCATGACGACCGACGCCGATCTCCACGCCGAGGTAGCCCGCCGCCGCCAGGCAAAGCGCAAGTCCCGCCGAGGTGGCAAGCCGCCGATCATCAATGCCTGCCACGGTTGCGGATCGCCGGTGAACGCGCGCCAGCGGTGGGCTGGGTGTCCGCAATGCGGCGCTCACACGCGCAAGAAATAGCCATTCCTGCCACGCAAACGGCCCGCCAAGCGCTCGAAGGTCACTTCGGCGTGGTTGCGGGCCTTCCGTCGTCCAGCGCATCGAGCATTCCGCGCCGCATCATTGCCGACAATATTTGGCCGGTTGACCGCATTTGGTCAGGTTTCGGCAGGTCATCGGGTTGGAGTTCGAGCACCGCGCGCCAATTTTCAGTTTCCCCGCGTTTCCCCGCATCTCCCCGCCTTGACAGGGGGCGTGTTTCGTGATAGCGCTTTTCAGTTTTCTGGTTCATATCCAGCCTCTCGGAACGTCGTTGTTTTCGGGTCGAAGACCAGTCGGCAATCGCCGATAGGCCCTAAGCGTTGCTTGGCGAGAATCAGTTCGATGATCGGCTTGTCGGCGCGGTGAAGGAACATTACGATATCAGCGTCCTGCTCGATGCTGCCGGAGTCGCGAAGATCGTCCAGGCGTGGTCGTCGGCCTTCTTTGGCTGAACTGCGCGATAGCTGGCTGAGTGCGATCACTGGCACATCAAGCTCCATGGCCATCAATTTCAGGCCGCGCGTGATCTCTGAAACGTCATCGGTGCGATTGTTCGACGAGCGGCCCGCTGGCGTCAGGAGTTGCAGATAGTCGATCACCACCAGCCGCGTTTCGTGCTCTGCCATGTGCCGAAGCAACGCCGCATGGATGCCCGGAACCGTCGCGCGCGCCTCGTCGTCGAGGAACACGTTCGCGTCCTTGATCGCGTTCGCAGCGCTTTGGACGTCCAGCCGCTCGGCCTGCGCGAGCTCCCCGTTCTGCCAGTCGGCCATCGACACTCCGGCGAACGTCGCGACAATTTTGCGAGTGATGTCGGTTTTCGGCATTTCCAACGTCACGAACACGGCCCCGACGGCCTGCGTTATCTGATGCGCGACAATTTGGACCGCCGCCGATGTCTTCCCGACGCTCGGACGAGCCGCCAGAATTACTAGATTGCCCCCCTTGAAGCCGCCCGTGGCGCGATTGAGCCACGCCCAAGGGGTTTGGATACCACCAACGGCATTCGACGCGTCCAGGAACGCCGTAGCGCGATTGTCGGCCAATTCTGAGCCGCCGCCGCGCATGACTTCACCGATGGATACCAGTCGCCGCTTCTTGGTCTGGGATTCGGCCACGCGCCGGATCATGCGCTCGGCCTCTTGTACCTCCGCCGCGCCCGCGCCCGGTGCCGAGAGCATTTCCATGATGGCTTGCGCGGCCAGGACGCCGTTGCGAAGCGTTGATTTCTCCCTCAGCCGGAGCGCGTAGGCGCTGAGGTTCGGCATCGGCGGCAGGCCCTCATCCAGGTCGATCAGGTACGAGAGCCCGCCTACAGCGTCCACTTCGTTCCGCTCGGCCAGCCGCTTAAACACGGTCACGCGATCCACCGCAACGCCGTCGCGCATAAGCGATTCCGCCGCCGCCCATATCAGCCGGTGTTTTTCGACTGAAAAATCAGCCGCCGTTACGATATCGGCTACCTGATGCCAATACTGGCCGAAATCTGCTAGCACGCCGCCGAGTACGAATATCTCGCAGTCCAGATCAATCGGCAACCCGCGCGTTTCGAGATTCCCGGCTCTCACGACGTGACCTCCCAAGACGCGTCGATCTCCTCTTGCCGCTTGATGCGGGCATCACGTTCGCTTATCGCCGTCTTTCGCTCCGGCGGAGCCTTCTTCCAACCGCCACCACTCAGCCATTTGTCCAGCGCCATCGCGAAGCGGTTGCCATCATCCGCCCAATATCCGCAATGCGCCTCTAGGCCATCGAATACGGCAGCCATGAAGAACTCATACTTGTCCACGTCTTCGCCGAGCCGATGCCAATTATCGAAGCAGAACTGGTGTATGTATCTTGGCTCGCAGGGCGTCGGGTGCCGGTCGCGCAGTTTTTCCGTCCACAGGCCGATAGGCGTGCTCGCGTTTGCGGTTGGCGTAGCCAAAGGGGTAGGGGTTTCTTTCTTCTTTGAAACTGAAGAAGAAGAAGAAGAAGAAGGGGTTGGAGTTTGCTTAACCCCAGTGGTTGGGTTTTGGTTAAGGTGGGTGGTTGGATTTTGGTTAAGCAAGCGCGGGTTTCCGCCCAGTTTTCCGGCTTTCGCGCGAATTTGGCGCAGTTCTTCGTCGCGCATCATGCGGCGGCTAAAAATGATCCCGGTGGAAGGTTCGATCCCGGCTACCCCCAAGGTTAGAATTTGCTTAAGGTGGGTGGTTAGGATTTGCTTATCCAAACCGAGCATGTTTGCGAGCGCGTCGTCCGGTATCGCGGCCCCATTGAGAACCAATTTCCCGCGCGGTTCGCAGGCGTGCATGTGCATCAGTAGGTCAAACCACACGGCCCGCGCTTCAAGCGTTAGCGCACGCACGGCTGGATCTCTGAGCCAATCGCTCGGATACCACTGCAAAGATGGCAGTTTCATTTCGTCCTTTTCTGTCACAGAGAGAGGTGGGACCGGATCAGGACGAACCGGCCCCGAATCGTCTCTAGCGACGTTGCGGGAGCTACCCGCGCCTCTATTTTACAACGGTTTCCGCTTCGGGCAAACTGGTTTCGTCGTCGTACACCGCAAGCTTCATGCCGTAATCGTTGACGCCGGAGGATTGTCGAATAGCTTTGCTTGTTCGCTCACGGTCGTTCCTCCGCACAAACCGGACAGCAGTCGGCGCAGTAGATCTCCGCTGCTTCCGGCGCAGCTCCGACGATGTGCGCGAGCTCGCCGCGATCCGGGTAAATCCCGCATTTTTGGCACGGTGCCGCGATCATGGACGCGGGCAGCGTGTGGCAGCGTTGGTTCTTCATAATTTTGCAATCTCCCTGATGAGTTGTTCCAAACTGTCGATTTGTAAAACAATTGCCCCGCGCTTGCGCTCCACGTCGCGCCAGAGCGTCTGGTCAGCGCTGCGCTTGCCTCCGCGCACCCCTCGCGCCTTCGGTCGCTTAAATTCGATCCAAACGACTTTCGCAGCGGCCCCGTAGTCGGTGTAGTAGATAGCGAGGTAGTCGGGCATTCCAATCTCGCCGTAACACTCGACGCGCCGACCGTTGCGGTGGATCTCGCCGTAGCCGGTTCGGATCATGCGCCAGCCGTGGGACTCCATGAGGTCAACGCACTGGCGTTGCACGTCAGCCTCGCTCAGTCGGATTTTGCCGGATTTGTCGAGTCGGATCATTTGCTCTCCAAAAGAATCAAGCACTCCTCTATCAGCCAGTCACACAGCCCCGCCCACGCGCCAGCTTTATCCTCGCCGTCGCCGTCAAGGTAGGCTTTGCAGTCGGCTTGGTTACGGTGGCAGATAGAGATCTCGTCTGTCATGCGGTGGCCATCATGTCGTAGATGGTAACTTGCCGGTCGTCGTGGTTCTCTTCATGGTCAATCGTTGCGCTGGCCAAATTCTTGATCGCTTGCCTGTAATAGCTAGGCTTGAGTTCCGCGCCGATTGCCTTGCGCCCATTGATGAGCGCCCCGTAGCACTCCGATCCAACTCCCATGAATGGCGTCAACACGACTTCGCCAGGGTTGCTGCGAAGTACTACGGTTCGTTCGATCACGTCAAGTTGAAGCGGGTGCATGTGGCGCTCGTCCTCTTCTTCGCGGGCCTCTCGGTACGGAAGAACGCGCGACAATCGAACGTCATCCCAAAATGCGGAAGCATATTGACGCCAGATCCAATGTGAGTATCGGTTCTCGATTTGGTTCCCAGTCCACCCTCGATACTGAATCAGTTCGCGCGGGATCTCTCTCGCTCCGGCGTAGCGGAGTAGTCCGGTCGGGTGATTGATCGGGATAGGATTCTCACCCTTCTTGCGGAACAACAGAAGGTAGTCGGCGCTGGCCACGTCGCACAGCGACGAGTCTTCGACCATCTGGCGATGTGCCAACCCTTTCGCCATTGTTCGGTTGCGGACTTCTAGCGGTTCTTTCCAAACGTGATAACGCGCCGAGTAGTTCCATCCGTGCTTCTTGTGTGCGCGGATGATATCGCCAGGGAAATCGATCAAGTCTCCGCCGACGTTCGCGCCGTTGTCTGGCACGTCCATGCAATGAACGGCGGTGCATCGGCCCGGAAGTGTCAGCCGTGTGATCTCGTCAAGTACGTGATCGTAATGGCGAAAGAACTCCTCGTATGTCCGGCAGTTCGACAGATCGCGGTCGCTCGAACTGTAGTGGTACAGGCCACAGAACGGCGGCGAGTACACCGAAAGGTGAACGGATTCGCTTTTCAGCCCGCCCATGACCTCGATGCAATCGCCATTGTAGGCGGCGTAGTTTTCTGTGATGACTTGCTCGTTTACAACCATGCGGGAATCTCCTGTTTTTTGGTGAATACGACGGATCGTTCGATACGCAACTCGTTGTTCATCAGTTCGACCATGTTGGCGAACATCTCTTCGGCTTGCGCGGCCTTGCGGTTCATGTTCGCCAGAACGCCAGCGCTTCCCTCAGTTGTGATAATGTCAACCGTTACGTCGCGCCGCTGTCCGAATCGCCAGCAGCGGCGGACGCCCTGATAGAACTGCTCAAACGAATGGGAAGGAAAGAACGTCTCGTGTGCGCAGTGTTGCCAGTTCAAACCGAACCCCGCGATGCGCGGCTTGGTCACGAGGTACTTGACTTGGCCGGATGCGAAGGCAGACAAGATCTCCTCTTTTCGCTCGTCGCTGTCCGCGCCGCAAACTTCCTCGGCCCCACGAACCAATGAGGAGAGCATTTTCCCCTCGTCGTTGAGATCGCACCACATCACCGATGAGTCATGCTCGCAAGCGAGTTCCGCCGCCTTCTCGCAGCGATCCTTTATCGTTCGGCGGCGCTCTTCTTTATGCTCTTCTGGCGTATAGGCCGGTGTATCGAAAAGCTGGCCGGATCGTGTAACCGCTGCGATCACAAGATGCTCGCGCGTGATGAGTTTTGGCAGTTCATATCCCTTGTCAGGGAACCCAACGTCGGACGGCTTGCGAACCGCCCGCGAATACGAAACCACCCATCGCCAGAAGTCGCGCTCGGCGTAGGATCGAAGTCGATAATCCTCCCGGCCCCATGCGCGGAACCCGCCGTGCCGTTGCTTGGTGAAGAACTTTGTAATCATGTCCTGATAGCCCAGGTAGCCGAGCGCTTCTGACGATGTGCCGAGTTCGTCGTAGTCGTTCGGCGCGGCGGTGGCGGTGCAAAGCAAGCGATACGGAATCGTCCGCATGAACTCGGTGATAGCCGCTTTCGTTGCCCCTGCGAAGTTCTTGAGGATCGATGACTCGTCGCAGATGGCCGCGCAAAAGTCGGACGGGTTGAAGCGGTGAAGCTGTTGGTAGTTGGTGACCACGATTGAAGTTGTCGGCGGGAGTTCTCCGGCCCGTGATCGGAAGCATTCGATTCCAAACTTCTCGCCCTCCTTGATCGTTTGCGGAGCGACAGCAAGCGGTGTCAAAATCAAGGCGTGCTTATTGTTGTGGCGAATAGCGTTGTCGGCGAAGATGAGCTGCATAATCGTCTTACCAAGACCGCAATCGCAGAACAGCGCGGCGCGGCCCTTGGTGCAGGCCCATTCGGCCAGCGCCCGCTGGAAGTCGAAGGCCATGCTCGGCATCGCCTTGATCGGAAAGCCATCGTTCGATCCGTAGTCGGCCTTCGACCGCAAAAACTCCTCGTAGTTCATCCCTCTGTCCTTTCGTCCCAAATCGTAGATCGCCCCTCAAACCGCCCAAACGCGCACGGCACGCGCGTGACCACCAGCCCCTCCGGCACGACGATGCGCTCCGGCTTGATCTCGATGCGCGGCGCTGGCGCGGCCATCTCCTGCCCCTTGGCGCGGTGGGTGCGCGGCTTCACGATGATCGGGTTGTTGGGCTTGTGCTCTTGCCGCCGCGCTGAACGGCGTCCCAGTATGCGGGTAGGGTTTTGAGTTCGTGGGTCACTTGCTTTCCTTTCCTTTTCTCGGCTTCGATGTCGGCCAAACACGCATCGCGATACGGCTCAAAAACGCTCATGGCAACTCCACCTTGCCGACTTGCTTTTTTTTCGATCTTCAAAAGAACTTTCTCGATGCGCTCGAGGACGCCGATAATGAGCGCCAGCCCGACGTAGATTAAAAAGCCACTGAAGAACCACAGAACGTCACTCATGGCAACTCCCACCCGGTAATCACCACATTCTCCGGCACAGGTTTCGCCCACTCCGGCAGGATGGCTGTGTACTCACCTGGCTCGGAATCGTTGAGGAATTCGCGCCACGCGATCTCATGTTCGACTGGCACGAAGTACAGCCGGTAGCGATAGGTCTTCAGCCGCCAGCGTCCTCGGCCTTCAAGCGCTTCGGCTCCGGCGAGGAGGGCTTCTCGATTGCGCACTCCCACATTTGTTGCGGCTATCCCCCGCAGCCGCGCCGCGTCCTTTTGGTTGGTGGTCATACGGTCAGTCCTTTCCACTGTCTCCACTTCTCCAGCAACTTCGCCTTCGCCGGTGCGGTCAGCGAGTCCCAGCAGTCGCCCGCCATTTTCAAATCGTCCATTGACTCGGACAAAACGTCCCACATGCCACCGAACGGTTGCGTTTCACCGCATGAGAAGACAGTCCGAATCTCGGCGCACGTCGAGCAGGTGTACTGAAGTTGCTCCTCTTGTTCGTCCATCCATCGCGACTCTTGACAGAGATCTCCGGCTGGTATCGAGATGCCGCATTCGATACACTTCGTTGACTCGGGCGCAGGAATGTCCTCCACGTCGTACACCATGTAATCGTAGTCACCGCCACCAATGCAAACGTCGCAACTCATCGCGCACGATCCCGGAAGCGTGCTTCGCAGTAGGCGCGGAAGGTCTCGCCTACTGTGCGATGGATCAGCCATGCGCGATGGAGGAACACCGTTCGCGGAATGCCGCCGAAGGACTCTTCCATCAGCCACTCCAGCATATCGATGGCGTCGGCTCCGCGCTTGGCGGCGTCAAGCTCTTCTTCAGACCAGATGGGCACGGCCTCTTCATTGGCGATCATTGTTCGCAGCGTCGCCGTCGCCTGCTTATTATCCACATTGCACCTTCCGCGCTTCTGCGTGTCGTCGTACGATGGCATCTATTTCCTGCTCAAGCCGACTCTGGCGCTCTGAGTCTGGTAGGATGTTCTCAGCGGCCACATACTCTCGAATCGCGGCTTGAATTTCTTTAAGCATTTCCATTGCCCATCTCCTTGTCGATTGCGGCGCGGACCGTTGGGCGATTTGGCACAAGGAACGCAGCATGAACGAGGGCGAACCGCGTGGTCAGTCTGGCGTTGGGAGCCTCACCGCGCACAACACACGACTCCGCGTCTTTCTCAAGCCAATCCAGCCGCGCCGTATCCCGCGCCAGCGCTTCGATGTCGAGCCAGCCGTCGAGGTCGTCGTCATCGTATGCGCGTGCGCCCAACTCAGCCCAGCAGCTATCGTCGCCGCATTCATCCCACGTGACTGACGTTAGATATCCCAGACGCATCGCGTAAATCTCTCGCCCGTCGCGCGGCGCGGTGGACATTGGTTGCAGGGGGAGGGTCACTTTTTACGCTCCGTGTCCTGCCAGAATGCCGCCGAGCAGTTGGCACAGCGGACCATGAAATCATGTACTCCGCTATCGATCACTTTCCTTGCCATCGTCCCGCACACGGGGCACTCGCCGTTCGCTGGCTTACACCTGTCTCCCAAGATCTTCCAGCACACTTTATTGATTGCCGGTGGCGTGCCCTTGAATATCTGTGCCAGCGCGGCGCGACGCGCGATATCTTCGCAGACCTTCGGATCAGAGCTGCCACATGTGGGTATTGCCACTTGCGCAGCCATCGGCAGGCCGAGGAATGTTAGGAAGCGGCGGGTCATCGCGGCACCTCGGTAATCTCGACATGTGCAAGTCGGTGGAATTTTGATTGGTTGCGGGTTGTTAGTCGCACGAACTGGCCGGTGGATAGCGCAACCAGCGCCCACGCCTTGATCGGCTTCATGGGCGATTGCTCCGGCAGTAACTTCGCCATCGGGCCGAGAACGGCTTTGGCCTTGGGTCCGAGTTTCTTCGACGGCTTAGTTGGTTTTTTAGCCAGCCTCTCGAAGGCTGCACACTCGGGCGTCCAATTAGATTTGGTCATCGCGGTCGCTCCTGTGCACAGCCGAGATACGCAAGATGCCGGATAACAGGGACGCCGCCGCGCGCAATGCAGTCCCGTATGCAGTCCCGTATATCGCCGTTTTGCTTAACGGAGGACCAAATACCCCAAGCGACCAGCAGCACCACGACGCCGATGGCGATCACTTCGTCTATTTTCATTTTCATCTCCCCCTCGCTTGGTCGATCAAAGCCAGCATTATCTCAACCTTGCCAGCGGCCAAGGCTCTGATCGTGGATTGCTGTTCGCTGGTGGCATATAATAAAAGCCACTCCAGCCGCGCCTTGTCCTCGCGCAGGCGGGCGAGTTCAGCTTCGAGTTCAGCTATTCGGTTGAGTGTGTTTTGTGAGATTACATTGTCCATTGGTTATCCTTAAGTGATTCGGCAGGCCAGCCGCTTCCCGCAACCAGTCCGGCCATGTTTCAGATTCCGCGCGGTCGCGTTTGATCTGTTTGAGTATCCAGCCCTTTGGGGGATTCACTCTCTCGACCTTATTGCCGCTTCGATGCAGGTATCGCAGCAAAACGCGCCGCGCCAGAGTGCAGTATCGTCAGTGGTCCCGCAGACGCGGCAGACGCCTTTCGCCTCATCCGTCTCATCCAGCGCATCGGGCATCCTTTCTTCGAGATCAAGTTGTGCGTCGGCCCACTCCCAGCGGATCGGGCCGCGCCAGATAATACATTCGGACTCGTCACGTTCAGCAGCTTGCCATCCAGCGCCGTTATTCAGCGGTCGGACTACTTCGAATCGTTCACGCATCGCCGGCCTCCTTGCGGGCGGCGATCATGTCGAGTAAATAGCTAAGAGCGAACGCTGTGCCAGACTCCGCTAATCTATCGAGAACTTTATCGAGCACGGCTATCTCTATCTTCGCCTCGTAACGCTTCACCGCATCGGGCGGCGGGGCGGAGAGGGCGTAGTGGATACGCGTCAAACTCCACTTGTAGGTGTTCCTCCGCAGTACATCACCGACAGCGCCATCACCTTCGTACTCGGACTTCAGCTCCTCCAGCGCCCGCCGCAGCCGGTTGTTGTCGGCGGTGAGGGTTGCATGCTGATCCGCCCCTCCACGCATCGCCAACGCCTGCTCGACGACTTTTCGCGGGCTGGGGCGAGCGTGAATCCATGCGCCTTCGGGAAGGTCCTGGCGGACGTATTCCAGGGCGGCGCGTAGTTGGCCGATTACGTCGTCGAAAAACGTGGCAAGGATCTTGCTATTCTCTACGCCGTTCCACCCATGCTTGTGGCCTACTTCGACGAGCCGTTCGTTGTCGGCGCGTAGTTGGTCGCGCTGTTTCACCAACTCATCAATCCCCGCCGACACCGAATGCGCGCCACTGCTGCCTAGGTGATCGGACAGCAGCGCTAAGTGGAAGGCACGATCCGCATAGAGATTTCGCAACTCCTTCGAGATCGCGGGCCAGGCGTTGTGCAGGGCGGCGGCGCATGTTGCGTTGTCCCCGCCACGACCATATTCGCAGTTCGAAAAGTGACCAAGTGGACCAACGACAAGCCCGTTTTTCTTTATCGTGATTCCTCCCCAAAACTCCCACCACTCCCCTTGCGTAGACGCCGCGTGCAACGCGTCCAGTTTGTCGAGGTCGGGCTTATTTGTCAGGCCGTTCATTTCGCTTCTCCAGTTCTTCGATGCGATTTTCGAGACAGTCCAAGCGCTGCCACAAAAAAGGAATTGAGCAAACAGCGCAAAAACACAGTACTAAGAATATGATCGAGGCGAGTAATTCGTAGCTCACGCACCCTCCTTCGGCGGGGCGGGGAGTTCAGCCATAAAGCGGAACCCGCGCTTGTACGCCGTGTCTTGACGACAGTCTATGCCCCATACAGGACGCCCGTCAGGCAGTAATCGCCCGACCAGAAACGAACCCTCTGGACCTTCGTAGTCATCGTTCTTTTGATTAATCGGCCTCCACTCCAACGCCCGCAGCGCGGCGGCTCCGGCTTCGCAAGCATCGGCCCGCGAGGTGTAAACTTCCGAGTGACCAGTCCGACCACAGCCGTAAGCGAGTTCGCTCTTCTCCCTCAGTTCGACAACGATAACGTCTAGCACCTGCGCCATCTCTTCGTGGGTCATGCCTTCGCCTTCCTCGCCGCTTCGACGGCGGCTTTCATTGCGGCGTCGGGGGTGGTGCCGTAGCCTTTAATCACCCGGTCTGCGGTTGCGATGACGCATCGATAATCAACCGCCAACCATGGTCCTATGTCGCGACATTCGTGGCTGCGGCTCTCCGCCAGCCACTTCGCCAGCATGTTCGCGCCAGAAATATCAGTCAGTTGGTGAGAGTTGCTCATAAGGTCACCCTTGTCTCAAGCTGCGCCGGCCGCTCGACGGAGCGCATTAGTCGGCGCATGTCTCGACGATCCTCGACCATCACGCGAGCGAGCATTGCGTCTTCCATGCGGGCGCGAATCCAGTCGACGCCAGCGATGGATTGCCGCCACAGTTCCGAGCGCCGTGGGCCTTTCAGCCAGACGATGCCAGCCACGCAGAACAGCGCGGAGCCGGAGAGGGTTAGGTGGTCCATTAAACAAACTCTCCATTCCTTCGCTTCTGGTAAGCGATCTCTGTTTCAAGTTCCGCGATCTTTACGTGGAGGTCGTCGACGAGTTGGTTTTGAATCGCTTCGTGATTGGCCAGGTAGACGGCTTTTCGGTACTCATCGAAATCAAAATCATAGAGCCACTTGCGAGCCATCGCCTCTTGCCATCCGCCATTCAGTAGTCCTTGAATGATGTATCTGGCGCGGTCGCGTACCATACCGCCAAAGTTCCACGCGACATCGTTTTCAAATGTGCTATAGATTGACCCGTAGGCTTTGTCGGTTATGTCTTTGACAGCCTTATCGACGGCCTCTTTGAGCTTCGGCTCAATGATTTCGCGGAACTTGTCGGCAGTGGCGTTTGTTTCCGCTACGTGCTCCTCGGCGTGGGGAGTATCGGTGAAGTGGTCCATCACGATTGCACCTCCAATGGCAACGATCTCTGCTTATTCCGTTTCTCGCGCTTGCAGTCGCACATCGGAACAACACCGGATCGGATGTCCTGCGTATCTACTTTGTTGATGTCGAGGCCGTATTTCTGCGCGTCCCGCACAAGTTCGCGAACCTCTCGTTTTGTTTGTTCGCATTCGACCACAAGAATGCGCCAGCCGCCGCAATCGGGGTGAATGGCTACCCACGTTTTTGATCCGTCCATCACGGCTTCACCTCCACGCGGCGGGCGCATAACTGTACGGTGCCGTTTAGGTTCGCGACGTTCTCTGGTAATACCTCGCACCAGTCTAGACCGGGAAGCCATACCCAGTCGCCTACCTTGGCCGTCCGCTCATGCTCCTCCGCCACGTACTCATACCGCACAGGCGGCGCGAGCTTGCGGACTTTTACGCGGACGTGAAGTGCCGGGTCCAGCCAGATGCAATGGTCTGGATTACCAACGCCGGTTATCAACTCAGGTAGCAACTCGCACCCCTCCGGCGTGATCGCGGCCACGATCTCGGCGGCGCGGATGAGGTCGGAGATGGTGTAGAATCTGGCGGCGGACAACCATCCTTGTCGGCCTTCTTCTGTTGTGATTACCCTTCGTTCTGGGTAGGCTCCTGTATAATATGTGACCAGCAGCGGCTCATTCAGCGGCGCTTCTGCCATCGGGCGTGGTTTCCAATGCATAATCTCTCCTTAAAACGGCACATCGTCATCTGACACTTCAAACGCGCTCTGCGCTGCTGGCGGAGCTGATCCGTCGTCGACGCGCTCGGCCTTTTTCGTGTACCACGCTGGCCCGCAAATTCGAGCGGTGATCACGTCCTTGGTTCGCTTCTCGCCGGTCTTTTTGTCGTCCCAGCTTTCCTGCTCGATGTAGCCGACAACGATGACGCAGAGGCCCTTCTTTAGCTCGGCAATGGCCAGTTCTGGCGCGTTCCACCATTTGACATTGTGCCAGCAGGTCTTCGGTTTTTCCTTCGTGCCGATGGACGTTGCGACGGAAAAAGTCGTCACGCTATGTCCGCTCTGGATAAACTTGGTTTCAGCATCGCGGCCCAAATGACCGCAGATCGTGATGCTGTTGTGGTTAGGCATTGGCAGTTCCTTGAATTTCGGCAATGATGTTTTCGTAGTCGCGTGCCTTGATTGCCTTGGAGCTTTCGTATCCGGCCTTGCCGATGATCTCTTTGACGCGATCAGTTGGACAGTTCGCCGCGCGAGCTACGGCGAATATACGTTTCTGCTGAGGCTCTGTAATTATCGACTCTGGGTCCTGTTTGGACTGCGCTTTCGCTTGCGGCTCTTGGCGCGTCGACTTCGAGTCCTTCTCCGGGTCGTCGCCAGTCGGGATCAAAAACAGCGTCGTGAGTACGTATTTGATCGCGCCCGTGACGGCCTTGAATGTGCCTTTATCGAGCGTATCGCCACCGCTCGCCATCTGCTCCATAACAAGCTCCTCGCCGCTCTCCAGATCACGGAGCGCGAATGTGCATTTGAGCGTCGTAATGAAGCTTTTCTTGTCGCCTGTCGGCAGCTGGAAGTGAATGAACTCTTGACGCAACGGAATCAGTACTAGCCCGAGTTCGGTGAATAGCGGGTGAAACGTCTCCTTGATTGCCGCTTCACTCGCGTACTTGTAACCGCCCTGCTGGTTGTGCTTGTCCTTCTCGATGCGGTTGATTGCGCGGTGAAGTTCGAGCAACTTGGCGTTCAGTCCTCGCGGATTCGCTTGTACCAGTAGAGTTTCAGCGCAGCCAGGAACACTTGCAGATCCTCGTTGATCGTCTCCGGCCTGAAGTGGTAGTCCCTATACTTTTTTCGCTTCAGTTCCGGTCGCAGGTGAAGCATTATTCGATTCGGCCATTCTTCGGTCTCCAGTGGCCGCGCGTAAGCGGCTAGTTGTAGTTGATGCCAAGGCTTCAGTCCGACTGAGCCAGTTTTGATATCGATGACGGTCGGCTCATCGCCGATGTAGCCCACAAGGTCAATGGTCCCTGCGTAGCGGTTCGGACGCTCGTAAAACCGCAGTTCCGATGCCACCGCTACAAATCCGGTATCCGCTACGAACTCGCGCCACGCGGACACGTACGACGCCGTTTCTTCGTCCAGCGAATCATCGTCGAGTTCGCCCCGGCTATCGAGTTCGATTGCACGGTGAACGATAGTCCCGCGCTCGGCAGCGGCTTCCATTACGGCCTCTGAAATCTCAAACCCGCTAGCGGTTGCGCTCGATTGCCCGATGCCAGCTAGTTCGATGATTTGCGTCACGCTCGGAACGATCCGCCCATCGACTCGATAGACGTGCTCTTCTTCGTCGAAGTCCGGAACGATGATATGCGACAGGTCCATTACGGATGCCTCGCGATCTCAAAAGTTACGGTTGGGATGATCGGCTCGTTGTTCGCATACGTGCCGTAGTCGTCAAAGTTGAAGTGGTCGGAAAACTTCTCACCACCGCGCCACGCTTCCAGTGCTTCGATAGCCTCAGCGGGCGTCAGTGAGATCTGCAAGCTTGGCGGCTCAACGCTCACTTCCTCAGCGAAGCCGTCGCCATAGGCGTGTCGGTCGGTGTGGATGTGGAGCGGTGTTTCGGTGGTGGTCATGACTCGCGCCCCGTAATCCGCAGCAACATCGCCTGGCAGAATCGGTCGATGACTTCGAGTTCGCTTCGGTTACACTCAAACCACTCCGGCGCTTTCCCCTCGCGGACAATGAACTGCATAGCTTCCTTTGTAGCGCCAAAATTCATGCGCTCCGGCGGCGGCTTCACGTCCTTTGTCTTTGTCTTGCCAGACTTGACCGCCTTCTTTTGTTCCTTTGCAGCGAGCTTCGAAATTGCCAGCGCGGCGGTGACTTTCATCTGCCCGCTCGCTAATCTCTCCTTCGCTTCTGGAGCGAGCGAAAGCAGCGATAGCCGATCATTCACCCACTTCACCGGCTCTCCGTACTCCTCTGCGATTTCGGCGACGGTCTTGCCCATCTGCTCTAGCTTGCGGATGTTATGCGCATCGTCAAGCGCTGTCGTTGGATTCCGCTTACGGTTCTCGTGGATGTTGGCGATCAACCCCTCGTCCTCGTTGCAACGCACCGGAATACATCGAATGCGCATCCTCTCTTCCGGCCGGCGCGTCTCGTTGATTTCGCAGATAGCGCGCCAACGGGAGAATCCATATACCAGCGTCGGAGTACCGCCGTCGTTGCGGATGCCGACGGCCTGAAGCTGGCCTAACTTGCGGATACTGGCGACGATGCCACTGATATCCGGCAGGTCGTGCCGCCCGTTCATCTCCGGCGCGATCTCGATAGCTTCCGGCGCAAACAGATACTCGCTCCCGCGCTTATGCTCTGGCTTGAAATCGATGGCCATGGTTATGCCTTCGGTGCCGGGCCGGGTGTTGTGTTCTTCGCTGCGCGGAGGGCTTGGAGGCGCGCAGCTTCTTCAGCCTCGACGGCTTCGCGGATAGCGGCGGCAGCATCGCGGACGTCGCGCGGCTTAGCGATGGCGCTTAAGGCTTCCGCTGTGTCCACGATGTCTTGTGCGGTCAGTCTCTTAACCAGATCACTGATCAGTTCGGAGTTTTGCTGGGGGGTGTGTTCAATGTTCTTCGGCATGTGTTCCTTTGAATAAAAACCCAGCCGCCATGACGGGCGACGGCTGGGGTGAGGTGATTGGCAGTCCGCCTTCGTGGTGGACATTTCGGGACAAGGATGGCGTTTCCCGCGCCCATCCTCCTTGTTTGGATTTAGCCCCGGCGAAACAGGCGATCTGGCAGCGTCTCAACCCGTGAACTCGCCACCCTCGTCACCCGCTTCGCCGGAGGCCCCTGCTCTTCATCAGAGGCATCCAGCTATCAGCAATTCAACAAGGTTCGTATTGGTCATCGCCCGGATGACTTCGGTGGGGTCTGCGCTTCCCTGGAAGGCGGCCCGTGAATCATTGCGCTAGCCCGTGCGCGATCAGCCAGGCGCTCAACAACAGCCCCAGCCCGATGATCACGTTCGGCCACCACCGAACTCGGTAATCATGGATCTCCCAGCCGTCGCCGAAAAACTCCATAGAGAAACTGAGCAGCAGAGTCCCGATGGCGATCGACGCGATCACGTACGCCATCAGGCCAATCAGCTTCCAGTCGGTCATCGCGCCCTCCACGGATAGCAAAGTAGGAGTACCGCGCCGCCCAGTAGAACCCCGAACCCAATTCCTACTACAATAGCTCCCGCGATCTCAGTACATGTCATCGTCGCTCCTCCTCAAGAATATCTTCCGCTTTCGGCCCCTTTGCCCCGCGCGCCAGAGCGTCGAGCATAATCAGGTTCGCCCAGTGGTATTGCGCATTGACTTCGCCGTGTACGATTGCGGCGATCAGGTGATTGGCCATTGATATGGCTTCGCGGTTCATCGCGACACCGCCAGTAATCCAAGGGTTATGATTGACGCAAGCGCCAGGATAGCCAAAATCGCCTCCACTTTGAAACTCATCGCGCCCTCCGTGCTGGCAACTTCGCGACCACGGCGCTTTCGACGAAACCTTTGATCGTCTCGCCCGGATGCCGCAGCGCAATCTCAACGCGCACCCGCTGAAGCAGATCGGCGTCGATTCGCACCGGGGAAACCCGCGCGTGTTTGGTATCTTTCGCTACTTTGCTACTGTTCACGAATTCAAGATTAAACCATGTCGAAACCGATTACAAGAACTTTGTTCAACTTTTTTTCGGACCCTGAAAACCGAAACCGCCCAGGCTAGGGGAAGCGCTGGGCGGGCTTAGTTCGGTGACGGCGGATGAAGCGCGCGTCGGTATCGTTGACACCAGTTCTATTTTTACGTACTTGCGCTCAGTCCGTCAAGTGCGTTACTCTGCGATTGTCCGTTGGGCGGGATGAAGCCGCTGGCGACGGATGGCCGCAAGGCCCGCCGCTACCAGGGGAACCAATCACAGCGGCAACATCAGGACTTAATCCGGAGGATGGATTGGCGGCGCATCGTGGCGTCGTAAGCAGCCGGAAACTGGGGAAGTGCGATACGACTCCAGGCTCGCGAAGCAACCGGGTTACCTCAACCGATCAAGCTTTAGAGCGGTCCAGAGCCAGGAAGTTCTGACTCTGCCCGCTCGCCCCGTTTCCTAACCGATCAACGGGGCGGCAAGACGAAAAAAGCCCCCAGCGTGAGCCAGGGGCGAGGAGAGGTTCAGAAAAGAGGTCTACGGGATCAGTATATCAAAATCGCCAACTGCTCATCGTCCAGCAGCGCGGAGGAAAGTCGTGCGGGCGGCGGCGAGCATCGAGCCATAGCCGCTCCCAATCAGAGCGGAGAGTGTCGCGCTCGCGGGCGAGGCGGGCTACGACGCACTCGCAACAACGTCCACGCGAAACTCTACCAGCGCCGAAACAGCGCCTACACGATCCCGCGCCTAGCGCGAGGTGGTGATAATGCGGTGGGATGTCACTGTACTGTGATCTCATCGGCCACTACGATATCATCGGCGGCCCATGGTGTCTTTGGTGTCGCGCGGCCAGCGGAGAGCGTGTAGTCAATCCCAGCGGTCATCAGTAGGCCGTTGCGGAAGATGACGCCGATGTCGCTCAACGGGTACGATCCGTCAGCCGCCGCCATAACCTGCGCGCGGACCCGCGCGATGCGCAGCGCAGGCGCTGGCGTTGGAGCAACGTCAATCACCCAGCCGCTCGCCGTCATCGTGACCGTGAAGCCAGGCCCGAGCGTGACAGCCTGGAATCCCTTACCTGACGTATATGCGAGTAGAACCGGCTTTGGCGCGTCTGGCGGCGCTGCGCGTAGTTGGTCGGGCTTGATGGAGGTTTGCGCGTAGAGCGTAGCCGTGGCGATCAGCAAGAGCCTCATTGCACCGCCGCCTCTGTCTCGGCGTTGGCCTGTGTCACGGCGGCATTGATCGCCGCTTGGCGTTGCTGGCGCACGACGGCGCGCATGGCGTCGACGATGATGGCCTTCCCGAGCGCGTTGAAGGTCTTGTACTTGAGTTCTGATACTTGCGCGTCAGTTGCGTGAATCGCTGGCGTCGTCCCGTTCGCGCCGCGAGTGACTGTGAGGACGTTGCCGGACTTCGCCGTTACTTGCAGGTGCTCGCTGTCGATGACAATGGCGGCGGCGGGGCCGATGCCCTGCGCGTTTTCGACCGTGAGCGTCACGGCTACAGCGCTGATTCCAGTTGTGAGTTTTGACGACACGCCGGTCGTCTGCCCCGCCATCCACGCGGTGAGCGCGGCGGTACCGTTTGCGTCCAGCGTCACGGCTGGCGCGTTGACCGTCGCCTGAGAATAAGCAGCGATTGACGCCGCGACAATGATGAGTGTTTTCATATTTCTCCTTAGAAAAGTGCCCTGTATGCGTAAGCATCGGCGGCGTCTTTCGTGCAAACTCGGAACGTGTCAGCCACTCCAGCGCCGCCCTGGACCATGGCGAGCTTCCCGCGATTCGATGAATTGCAGGTCGGCTCGGCCACGCTACCCCATTGCGGGATCGTGTCGCCAGCGATAGCGAATCCGAGCGTTCCGCTGCCAAGCGTAGCGTTGTTGGCGCGCCACTCCGTGAGGTTGGTGGTCGATTGCCCAGCGCCTGCTTGAATGATTTCGCGGGTTGCGCCGGTTGTGGCGGTGGTGTCAAAGATCGCGAGGTCCACGCCGGAGACTTGGCCGTTGTATGCCGTTGCGCCAAAATTCCACTGACCTGTTGCTTCCATCCTCGCGGAAATAACCCCTGAGCTAGAAGCCCCAAACGTGAATGCGGGGCGAGTCGATAAATTTGCGAGTGTTCCGTTTAGCGGGTCGCCGGAGACCTGGAACGCCTGAAACGAAACCAGAGAAGTTGTGCCAGTGTCATTAGCGGAGGTAGTTAATCCACGAAAAACTAGCCCTTCTCTCGTTGATCCGCTTCCGATGCCTACGGTCATTGGGACAAAAGCCGTATCCGCTAAAGTTGCGTTCCCTAAAATAAGTTCCGCTCCCGACGCATCGGAAACCGTGGCGCGCCAAACAGCCTCACGCACACCAGCCTGTGACTGTATACTGCTCACAAACTGCCCATACGCATCGATTGCTAGCCGATCCGCCCCATTTACTTCTGCCTGGATCAGGTTCCCGGTGAAACCAGAAGGCGCGTTGATGCAAAACTCCTGCCCTGCCGACGATCCAGACGCAATCGCCGCCGTACCAGCGGTCAACGCGCACCGCGTAGCCGACGCAGCCGGTGTTACCCCGATTCGTAATTCCCCCGCGTTCGGTTCGCTCGTGCTTTCGATCTCAGACGGTGCCGTTCCCGCGCCGCCCCATCGCACCAGCGTTCCCGCAGTACCTGCCGCCGACGATGCCCACGCCGTGCCAGACGAGAAGTACGGAATCCCGCCGCTCGTACCGGCAATCGTGAATGCTGGCGTGGTCGTCGGGTTGGCAATTGAGACGATCCCGCCAGTCCATCCGACACTAGTGACCGTACCGCCGCCACCTCCGCCGGCCCCCAGCGCCACATTCGCGCCGTTGATCCGCGCGGTCAGTTCGTTCGCCGCCGAGTCGTACCAGAGATCGCCGTTCGAAGGCGCGGATGGGTCGCCCGCTTGAGATCCCACGTTGATCCCGGCGTTCGTGCCGTCAGGGTTGAACGTCTGGCGAACGCCGTCTGGGAATGTGATCGCGCCGGTCAGCGTCAACGTCGAGAGCGTTGTCGCGCCCGCAAGCGAGTTGGTCGCCGCGCCCTCCTGGACGATACCCCGGCAGGTGGTGATACCGGAGCCGCATTGATCGGAGACCAGGATGCCGGTGCGCGTGGTGATCGTGCCGCTTGAAACTGGTGTATTCACGCCAATCCCAACCGCCGATGTCAGTGTCCCGGCGAGGTGTAGCAGGTTCTCCGAATATCCAACATACGTTGGGATCGTTACCCCGCTCGCAGAGATCGCAAATAGCGAATCGTACCCAGCCATGCCACGCCCGCTGGGATTCGATGCAGGCGCCCAAATGAGGGTGTTGGACACCCCGATTGCGTGATCGGTCGTCTGCACTTGAGTGTCGCGCAGCGTCAGCGTCGTCGTGTCCACGTCCCTGTCGATCATGGACTCGTTGCCGATTGCCATGTGCCCAGAGATGAACAAGCCGCCGAGGTTGACGGATTCCGTTTCCGAATTGGTCGATTGCTCCCAGGTGTTAGTCGTGTAGCAGTAATGCCAGACCTTCGCGTCCGTCTCGTAAAAGCGGTCGCCGAGTGTGCATGTTCCCGGTGTTGCCGTGCCGGTGGTGTAGCTAATGCCCTGCGTTTGCGTGATCGTTCGAGTGTAGAAGTCGCCGCTCGCGTCCCTCGCCACGATGGCCGAATTCGTCGCCGCGCTTGCGGCGGTTGTATTGGCGTTCGGCAGCACGCCGGTGACTTCGGTGGTCAAGTCCACGTCCGCGCATCCCTCCGCCGCGCCCGATGCGTCGACGCCGCGCGGGATGTTACCAGAGCAGTTCGCGCCGTTGGCCGCTAGCGCGGATGCGGTCGAAGCGTTGCCGGTGAACGCTGCTGCTTCCATTGTGGCGAGCGCGGAATCGGCGGCGTTCCGAACTTGCATGGTGCCGGACGAATTCTTGATCCGTGGGCCGCTAGCGCCGCTATCGATCTGAAACGAGGTTGCCGTGGTGCCGGTATCGGTGTTCTGTGTGTGCCCGCCGCCCGATACGGTCGCCCAGGTGCCATCGCCGCGCAGATACGTCGTGCCGTCCGCCGTGCCGCTGCCGAGCCGCGCCGTGGGGACCGTGCCGCTCGCGAGATCCGAAGCGCTGCCGCTTGTCGCAATAGTCGCCAGCACCGTGCAGTTTTCCGACGCGCCAGAGGCGTCGACGCCGCGCGCATACGATCCAGCCGAACAGTTTGCTCCGTTCGCGGCGAGCGCCGTCGCCGTGGCGGCGTTGCCCGTGGTGCTGCCCGAGGAGCCGCTCACGTTGCCTGTGACGTCGCCCGTCAGGTTGCCGCTAAATGTGCCGGTGGTCGTGCCGGGTAGCGTCGGGTTCGTCGGGATGCTGAACGTCGGCGCGCCCGCCACGCCATCGCCGTTGGTGACCGTGATCTGGTTCGCTGTTCCGGTGAGCGTTCGCGGCGTGTATGTCGCCGCTCCGGTACGCGAGAGTATCCCGGTCGTCGAGAGCGCCGCAACCGCCGTCAGATCCGCATCAAGCGGCTGCTTGGCGTCCAGCGCGGCCTGAAGGTCGGTTTGATCCGAGAGCGTGCCTGTGATCGCGCCCCATGCCGCGCTGCCGCCACCAGAGGCGTTGATTGTCGTTCCCGTGATCGACAAGTTCGTCCCGAGCGTCAGGTGCGTGTACGCGCCTGCGCTGTCATCCCAGAACAGGATGCGGTCCGCGTTGGGATCGGCTAGCGCCGCGATCTGCTGGACCTCCGTATCAAACGCCAGCACATCAGTCCCGATCACCAAACCTAGCGCCGTTCGCGCCCCGCTGGCCGTGGACGAGCCGGTTCCGCCGCGAGATACCGCAAGGGTGCCAGCCCAGGTCAAGACGTGCGCATTCGATCCGCTGACGATGGTGACGTTGGTGTCGTTCGTGAAGGTCTGGGTGCTGCCGGTCTGCGAGTTCAACGAGGTCAGGCCAGATCCGCCAGCCGCGCAGCTATCCGGCCCCCATGTCGCCGTGGTCGTGTCGTACACGAGGCACTGGCCGTCCGTCGCACCACCGCCGTTGAGTTGCGAGAGGGTGAACATCACCGTAGGACTCGGAACAGTCGTCGCGCGGATCTGGTAGAGCTTCGTATCGCCCGCCGTCACGTCCCATGTTTCTAGCCAGCCAGTACCACGCGAGGGCGTGAATCGTGCGCTGTACGACGTACCCGCTGGCGTTATAGCGCTGTTGGTGTAGAGCGTGATCGTCACGACGCCCGCTGATAGTTGCGCCGAGCAGTCGCCGCCGGTGACGCCAAGACAGAGCGTGTACGACCAGCCCGCGAGCGATGTCGTCCCGCTGTAGAGCGGTTGCGCCGATCCCGGAGCGTTGAGCGTGACGACGATCCTGCCCGTCCACGCCGCGCCGCCGACCGAGGAGGTGATGGCGTCGGAGATCGTGGCGGTCTGAGCGTGCAGCGCCGCCACAAACAAAAGCGGCAGGAAATGTTTCGCCGCCCACGCCACGCCGCCGCCGATCAGCGCGGACGCCGCCGTTATCGCCTTCCATGCGCCGCGAGCTTCGGCTACCTTGTCCTTCATCATGTCGTGAGCGTCTTCGAGTTTCGACACGCGCCCGTTTTGCTTTGCGATCTGCTCCTTGATGTTTTCGAGCTTCTCGTCATGTCGGCCCATTAACTCGCGGATATCGCCGAGTGCTTCCCGCAAATCGTCCATTGTCATGGCTCCCTGCATTGGTCTGTACTCCTGATTTCATCAGTGCTTCGGCGGGTCTTGCGGCGAAGGCCGCGCCGGTGGTTTTCCGTGCCCAAGTGGATATTGCGGCATCGGCTCATGCCCACTTGGTTCGTAATCTTGCGGACGCCTCGAATACAGCGCGCCCAGCGCAACGACCGCCGACGCCACCGAACTCACTAACTTGTCGTCTGACGAGACGAGCGGCGCGGCGGCTCCGGCTGCAAGGGTGAAGGCGATCTTGAACCAGCGGCGCTTCATTGCTTGACCCAAAAGCCCTTGAATGGCGTCTCGCGACTGTAGAGAAACTTCATGCCGTTCACTTCGCGCGGTTCACCGGTTTCGTGCATCTGGTTTGTCCGGTCGTAATAGCTTCGCGTGGTATAAGGAATCAGCGCTCCAATGCCTTGTCCAACCTCCCCTGCGACGTCTTTCGGCATGTAGTCGGCTGGGGTTCTATCGGAGCATGGAACATTCAGTAACTCGAACCCGCCCTCCGGGAATGAGTCCGTTTTTGGTCGTCTCTTGCGTTCGGCCGTCACCGTGACCGGAGGCTGCCCTGTCTTGATTGCGTTTTTGGCCGCGTTGTCGCAGGCGGTCTCGTGGTTGTCCGAGTTCAACTCATTGATGACATCGGCGGCTTCCTGTTGGGCGGTATAGAACCGTGCAATGTACTTCTCATCAACTGAAAACATTCTTCACTCCTTTTGTTCTATTCTACTTTTCTTCAACCAGGACCTGAACACCGACCGTCTCCCAGTCCATATCCGCGAATACAACAGCGGCCACGCGCCGCCCAGACGGTTGCGTGTACGGTTCAGCGAGGTACGAGAGCGTTTCTTCGCCACGCTTGGCGGTCACACGCACGGCAACGGCGCTCTGATTGCGCGGGTCGACGAAGACCTGCGTGTACTTGCCGGACGCGGGCATTCCGGTTAACTCGCGCAGCTTGTCGAAGTCCACGCACGAGGTGTAGTATTCGGCGGTAGCGGTGGACGCTTGGATGCCGCAAGCGGTGGGCTTGGGTTCGTCCTGCGCCGCCGATTTGATCTGAGCCAGAGGTAGGTTCGTCGGATTGAATTTATCGATTTTCACTTCGCTCGACCGCACGACAAGCCGCTTGTCTTTCGCGTGATATTCGAAGTTCTCGTGATAGATGGAGTTGAAGCCACGCGCGTCCATCATTTTGTCGTTGATCCGCGTTCCAGACGGCCCCATTTCGTATTGAACATCGACGCCCGGCGCTACGATCACTGGGTACGTGGTATGGTCGGACCACGGCCCGCAGTACCCGGTCGTGACCGTCTGCGCCATGCCCGGCCCGTCGCAGACGGTGTTGCAGCCGTCGCCTGCCGGTCGGCAATTGCGCGGCGAGTTGCCCTGCCCGAACGCCAGCGTGGCGGAGGCTATGATTCCGATGATTCGATGTCTCACTTTTTAACCTCGGCTTTCGGCGCGGACGGAATGGGCCGCTCGTAGACGAACCCGGCGCGCGGATCGACGGCGCAAGCGGGCATCGGGATTCCGGCCTTCGCGCAGATCGATGCGACTACGGCCTCGTAGCGGAGCTGGATGTTTTCGAGTCGGAGCGAATCGGCTTCTTCAAGCTGAAAGCGCTTCATTGGTTCCGGTTTCGGCGGCGCGGGTTTCGCGGCCTCCGGTTTGTCTTGCGCGGCTAAAGTGAGCGCCGCGAGTGTGAATGCTAGTTTTAGCATGTGCCTCCTGTTAAAATCCCATTGCCAAAGATCAATGTGCATGTGCCGGTACCGGCTGCGTCCCGAACGGTTTTAGTGACGGACAAGCCATTTGATCCATTCGACTGAAGATTGCCGCCAGATAGAATATCGAGCGAGCCACCGGACGGTATATCCACTTGCAAAAAATAACCGTAATCAAAATAAATGCTGTTCCCGCGAGTAGCAATAGCCCCAATGTTGTACGTACTGCCCGTTCCGAACGCTATGTTCCCTGCAAATGTCTGTCCTGCCGTGAACGTATTCGCACCGGAAAACGTTTGCGCGATGTTTGTTCCGGCAATCGTGTAATTCGCGTCTTGAACTGTCAAAGCCCTTGTGGTTGCGGTTGTTAGTCCGTCTACCTCAAAACGTACTATTTTCGTAGCATCGGCAGAGCCTTTTACTATCGCGGTCGTATCTACAACCGGAAGAGAACTTGAACCACAGCCAGTGCAAGTACCAGAAACATTCAAGTCAACAAAGTACCCAGTCAACCAGCGATTCATAGACGCGCCAATATTGTAAGCCGATGCAGTCTGCGGCAGCATGTCTGAGTTTATCTCGTTGCCGAAATTCACATCTCCATTGAATTGGATCTCGCCACTTACAAGCGTAATCATGGCCGTGTTGTTTCGCTCGATAACGACGTTCGCAGCGGTGTTCGTTCCGATAGTGGGTGTGACGACTTGATCGAAGTATCCAGAGCCGTAGCTGTAGGACGAATCACCAATCGACCCAAGCCCAGTGAATCCAGGCCGAAGCGTTCCGCTCATCGTGTTGATCGAGCCGCTCAGCGTCGCGTTACCACCAACAACCAGAACATCGTCAATCGTCACGTCATCGTTGACGATTGTGATTGCGGTTTCGTACCCACCAACTCCCGTCGCTGTTTGAATCGTGACCTCCTCCGAAGAGAAGGTATTCGAGGTATAGCGCCCGCAAATCCGGCCAGCCACATATACAGTCGATCCAACTGAATCCGTCGCCGACATCGCATAACAAGCGCCGTAAGCGCCAGTGTACGCGTTCTCGGCTACGACAGCGTTATAAGTGCTCGGGTCGTCGACACTGAAGTCTCCGAGATGGCCGTACAGCACGGACGGGCGAAGCGCGTCTGTGCCAACCGAGTAAGCATCGTCTGCGCCAGGGACCCAGTTATAAGACGAGTCGATCTCCCACCGCAGGCCGGGCACATACGGCGAGCCGGTCGTTAATCCAGTCTCGCCAAAGAACGCCATGCGGCCCTGCGAGAGCCGGAGGATAGACGCCTGCGTAGCCCGTGGAATGAAGTTCGTACCATCCCACTCGATGCCCGCCATAAACCACGCCTGGTGGTCCTGCGCGGAAAAGAGGTATGCCCCACCCGTCGAGGTGTTCGACATGTGAATCTGCGTCCCGGCCCCCCGCCCATCGATCAGGAAATCCCCGCCGTGAAGCGTCAGGTGTCCGCTGCTGGCGTCGGAGAACTTGATTCCGCTCACGCCCGCGTCGTAGATGTTGTCGAAGTTATCGCCCGTGAACGTGACAGGATCAAACCCGCCGATCACGCGGTTGCCGAGGAATGTCGAGCCGGTGACGTTGAACGCCTGAATCGGCGCGGTCGTCACGGAGTCGATCTTGTTGTCGTTGCAAACGATCCGCGAGCCATACGTGCAGGTCGTGTCGCAGTAGAAGTCAATGCCAACCGCGCCGCTTTCAATGTGGTTCGAATTAACGATGATATCACCGACGCCGGAGCTTCCGTGAATGTAAATGCACGTCCCTCCCGCCGCCATCGTCGCCGTGTTGCCGGTGATGATCCAGCCGGTCCCTGGCGTGTTGCGATCAACGCAGTTGAACGGGCCGACGAAAAGGTTGTCTTGGATATGGACGAAACTCGATTGAATCGATGGCGCGACAACGATGCCCTTGTACACGTTGTCGAACGTCAAGCGGTGAATCGTCGTGTAATCGATCAGTCCGGTTCCAATCGCGCGAATGCCGATCTGCGAAGTTCCGCCGTTGCCCTTGATCGTGAAGTCGCTGAAGTCCATCGCGATAAACTCACCGCTTGTCGCCACCGTGGGGATATCGATGATCGTGGCGTTTGTGGTCGAGTAAAGCTGCGAGACATCGCGCCCTTGCCCGCGCATCCCCTGATAGCTCGATGTGAATGTCACCCCGGTGACCAAGCAAACCCCCGGCGGGAGAACCACGACGCCACGGTTCGAGCCAATCGCCGCGATAGTGGCCGCGATAGCAGCCGTGTCGTCCGTCGCGCCATCACAGACCGCGCCGTAAGACCGCACGTCGTAATCAGCCGCCCCGCATGTCGCCCAGGACCAAACTCCCGCCGTGGTCCCGGTGAGGCATTGGCCGCTGGTTGTGGGATGCGCGCTCGGCCAGGTATTCGTAATCGTTGCCGCAAGAGAAGCGTTGCTGCGAAACTGAACCTCATGCGAACCGTTCGCATACTTCTCGCGAAACGCAAGTATCCCTGTCGCCGAATCGTCCTGCTTGGGGATGATCGTTCGCTTCACGTCGGACTGAGCGAAGGCTACGGCCGATAGAGTCAGTATGAGGATTCTCATGTAATCGACCTTCCTTTGGCGCTCGCGTGTAGCTCCCATTTTGACGCGGTGTTGCGCACAAAACAATAGACTGAGTAGGTATCTGCGGTTAAGTCTGGGTCTTCGTTCGAAAGCCCAATGTACTCGGTGTCCCACGTGATCGTTCGACCGCCCGTCGCGTCCTGAATAAACTTCAAAGTGAGCTTCATCCCTTCAACAATTGCTCCGCCTGTGTAGACCGGATTGGCAGCGGTAACGTTCGCCGTCATTGTCTCTTGCTGGTTCAGCCCGTCAGCAAGATCAGGCGTAACCGTGGCCGATACGGTCGCCATCTCGAAGTACCCATCGTTGTTTCCGATTGCCGGATTCGACGCGCCGAACACATATATCTCGCGAACTTTGTTCAGCGAATCGATGGACTCATTGCCGCCGCCGTCGAGTAGGACCACCTGGACCAGAACGACGCGCTGATTGTAGTTCGTCACTTCGGTCGAGAGGTAGAGGGTCTCGGCGATATCCGCGTTGTTCAGGGAATCGCCCGTGACGTTTACCTGCCAGTCCGGCTCCTCGATTATGTACCGCGATGTTGAATCTGGCGTTGAAAGCCATGAACCCTCAATATAGATTTTCGTTGCCGTGTTGCTGATGATCCGATAGACCTGTCCAGCGCCCGGCCCGGTGATGACGCGCAGCAGGTTGCCGATTTCCTCATCGGTCGTCAACCCCGCGCCACCAGCTTCCAGCGTGTTCTGCCAGAGCGCATCGGAAAGATAGTTGCCGCCGCCGTCGACGCCCACCGTCGGCTTCGAGCGCATAATCATCGCATCGCCCACGGCGACGATGCCGGAAGGGTTCGGGGAGACGGTCAAGACCGCTGCCGTATTCGACGAGACGCGGTAGTTCAAGACGCCGAGATTGCCGCCCGCCGCGATGCCAAGTATCGAAACGTCGTATCCGGCCCACTGGTTCACCGTCCAGCCCGCGCCGGTGACTTCCAGCGTGTTCGCTCCGACGACATCAACTGGCTGTCCCCAGACCCCGCTATGAGCCACGCGCTTAACCTTGATTCGCGCCCGGTCCATCTCGGGGTCAGGCATGCCCTCGGCGCACTCCTTGTAGGCTGTTAGCGTGACGCTCGAAGGCGTTGAGGCGCTCGTTGTGTGCTTCGTCAGGAACTGCGGCGTGTTGCCGCAATAGGCGACGTAGCCGGTCGCCCCGGAAGGCCAGCCGGTAATCGCGCACGTCACCGTATTCGCCGTTGAAGCGTTCGTTACGACCACCTCGCAGAGCGTCGATGGCGCGCTGACCTTTCCCGTCGAATCGGTCGCGCAAATTGCGATGTAGTATGTCCTCCCGCTGCCGAGGAAGTTCCCCCCGGTCGATGCGGTTGTTCCTTGCCGCGCGACAATCGGTGGCGCGAGCGAGGAGAAGATATTGACCGGCCAGTTTCCGCTGATTGCCAGTTTCGTGATGATCGTTCCGTCCGCCGCCGTTTCGTGTTCCTCGGCCAGCGTAAAGGTTTGATCCGTCTCGTCAAGTATCGGGTCGCTGGCGTGCGGCGTAGCGCCGGCAGGCCCCCAAGGGTGAGCCGGTCGCTCCAAGCGATTGCGCGCCGAGGTTGTTGTCGTTGGGTCCGCCTCTTGCCCGTAGGTATCGACGAACCAATCGTCGTTATGGCGCTGCGCGACAAGCTGAACGGTCTCGAAGTCCTTCGACGGGCGAACTTGCAGAATCCGCGCGAGCACGTTCGAGATCCCGTAGTGAGCGTTCGAGATTCTGACAATGTGCCCGGCCCGGACACGGACGGCCCGGAAAGAATCGCGCCACGAGAAGACTTCCGTTCCGCCACTATCGTTTCGTGGATTGCCGTACAGGTTTCGAGCGAGTCTCCGCTTACTGATCCGCTTCGCTTGATCGAACGTGTTGACGCCTTCGCAATCGAAGCGCTCGACAACTTCTTGACCGGCCAGCGCCGATGCGTTCGTATCGAGCCGTGATATCGAATCCGCCGCGTAGTCGCGCTCGGAATTAGTGAACTGGAACTCCACGCGATTCGGCGATTGCGAGATTGGCGGCGTCTCGATCTTGAACGTGCTTCGCCCGCCTTCGGTCAGGAACTTTGTGAAATCATAGGCCGCATAACCGTTCGTCGCGCCGCCCGTCAACGCTTTCGACGATATCGCCGTCGTATAGTTCGATCCATCTACCGCGCTCGGCTGTTGGCTGGCCAGCGTGCCCTCGATGTAGATGTCGATAAGGCCCGTCGAACTGTTTGGAACAAGCACCGCGCCGCACCCTTGGCGAACGGCCCGGATCGCGTCGGCGGCACTCCGGCGCTGGTTGATCACGAGACTGCACGAGTACCGCGCGTGGCTTGAAGATGCCCCGAACTGATCGGTATAGGAGATCGAAGCGTCACAGATCGCAGCGGCGTCGATGAAGGATTGGATTCCGAGTTCGGAGTACCGCATCCCGGCCCAGACGAGAAGATCCATGATGACCCAGACCGGGTTCGCCGAATAGGCCGACGAGTATGTCGATGTCCCAGTGTAGACGCGGATCTGCGGGCCTTGCACCAGAACGCGCACGCGCGGCGTTCCTTGAGCCTCCGATACTCGGCGCGGAACAACGCAAAGGATCGCGCACATCGAACCGTAGGGGTCGCCGTTGCCGCTATAGAACGCGTCTGCGTTCGGCGCTCCGTCGCGGTCGCCGCGATTGACGACGTTGTAGCGCAAGAGCGGATCGCGGACGATGTAGTTTGTCCCGCCAGTAACATCGGTTGCCGGTTGAAGTTCAACGTCATTAACGACGACGCGGTGAATGTAGTTGACCTCTCCGAGGCAAACAATCGCCTCAAAGCGAGTCGAGTTCCCGTCGCCGAAGATCGGCATGACAATCGGATCGACCCATGCCGTTCCGTAGACCATCGGAATCGGGTTCCCGTATCGCGCTTCGTTCGGGTTGCCTTGGATATCGAGCCATTTGCCAGACGTGTATTCTCGGCTGCGAAACGCCGTCTGCGCCTCGTATTGCGAGCCGCCGAACCGCCCGGTAACGCGGGAACTTGAATCGAGCTTATACATACCTCTAGCCACGCAAGCGGCCTTCGTGTAATCGCACGTCGTGTACGCCGTTACGCCACTCTGATAATTCCCTCGCGCGTTGCCTCCCGTAGCATCGGGAGAATAGCCGCAAGCGAAGTACGGCGAGTCTTCGTTGTCCGCTCCGTCCTGCCGTTGCGCGAGCGTCGATGGCAAGAGCCACGGACAGCGGCGTTGGAGCGGGACCGGTGGAAGTGTTCGGCGCTGCAAGCTGAGTTTGTTGGTCGCCGAAAGCGTCAACGTCGTTTCGTCGGATCGCGCCGGATCGCAAACGCCAACAAACTTGGCGATAGAATCGCTTGAAAACGTCGCCGAGTCAGCGTCCCACAGAAGAAATGTCAGCGATAAAGTGGCGTAAGCGAAACCCTTCACGTCCTCGTAGCCGGTCTTGATCGCCTTGTCCGGGTCGGCGATTGTGATATCGGCCTTCGGAACGATATCGATTCCTCCGGCGTCGAATCCTTGAATCGCACCCAGGTTGTAATCCAAGATCCGCCCGTCATAGTTATTGCCGCCGTATTGGTAGCCGCCTTGCGCGGTCGAAAGTGGCTTCGAACACAGACGTAGAACGCTGGCGTCGGTGAACGTGATAACCGCCAAGAGAAGCGGTTGGTACGTTTCGACAGAATCCTTCGCGGCGTTGATGGTTGTGAGCGCCACCGGCTATGCGTACTCCTTGATTTTCACGTTGATAATGTGCTCGTTCGGACCTACGGTCTGGAACTCGGCGGCGTCCATATCGAACCGGCACTTTGTATGCGTTACGCCCGTTTGAGGGTCCGTGAAGTCGAAGACGGATAGTTTGCCCTTTTGCGCCACCCAGAACGCCTCGAACGTCGCCCGGTCCGCATCGCTGAAACTGTAACTGATGGCCCAGGTCTTCAGGCCGGTTGCGATCAGGTTGTAAGCGTAGCGCCAGCCGTGCGGCATGTCCGTCGTGACGTTGGCGAAGTCGATTCCCTGTTGGAACGGAAGATGCGCAACTTCGCCGGCTGCGAACGTAGGATAAGCGGCCATCTCAGTTCTTCCTAACCTGTTGAATCGCAAGCGTGATCGACCAAGTTCTATCGACGCCTTCGACGGCCACGAGCGGTTCGTCGGCAAAGCAGAGGTAGCTGTAAAGCGTACCGGCAAGCGTCAGATCCCAAGTCGAATCGAAGCCGCCCTTCATGGTCTCGTAGAAGGAAACGATTGACGTTCGCTCGGCTGCGGTCATGCCGTCGAGTTGAAGAACGAACCGGCGTACCGGCGCGGACTCGGCCCAGCGCTGTTCGGTTCGGTCGGTAAATTGAAGCACCGTTACCGGGTAGCGTTGCGCATTCGTCACCGGATAGAGCGCGGCGGAACCGGCAAAAAGAGTGGGGAAACTTGCCATGCTACGCCGCCAAGACCACTTCTCGCGCGGCGCGGTTGATCGAGTGGCCCTCGTACATTGCCGCTCGCACGGCGTCGGAGATATCCTCGCGCCGGTCCATGAACGACTTAGCGTCAATCGCCGAGATGTTCACGACGATGGTCCGGTATCCGCCGCGCCCGGAATCGAACCCGAAGCCGTTCTCGTCGATACTGAAGGTTTCCGATCCAGGCCCGTTATAGATCGACGAATTGATGAGCGAATCGATTTGGCGATCCCTCCGTTCCTTCGGGTTCCCAATTAGGCTTGCGGCCGCTGCGAGGACAAGCCCCACGCCAGCTATGATCGGAGCCGCAGGCCCAGCGGCCGCCGACGCCCCGAACAGTCCTCCGGCGATAGCCGCCGCTGTTCCCCCTGCGACGGACGCCGCTCCGCTCAAGTTTCCCTGAACACCACCAGCCTTGAAGCCGTTGACCGCGCCGAAGGCCGAACCGGCCAGTGCCGCCGCCGTTCCAATGCTCGCCGATAACGTAGTGGCCCGCCCATTCCCAAGCGGGATTGATATGTCCTTGCCGAACAAAGGCCCTCGCCCGGTGATTCCGTTGGTGTCGCTTCCGAAGACTCCGATAGCCCCGCCCGCGCTATTTGTGATCCCGATAGCGCCGGGTACTAGCCCGCCGCCAGCAACGCCAGTCAGCGCCGCCGTATTCGCTTCCGTTGCCAGCGTGTTGCGGTCAATGGCTTTGTTCTGAGGGTCGAATACCGTGCCCTTTAGAAGCCCGCCAAAGCCGCTCGCGCCACCAATGCCCCCGAGCGTGGAAAGCAAGCCGCTCACCGGCCCCGCAAGCGCGTTGGTGCCGATCTGGTTGAGAAGCTGGCCGCCCTGATTGCGGAAGAACCCGCCGACGTTCCGCGATTGGATCGAACCTACGAAGTCGGAGGCGATACCGCGCGCGAGGTCAAGTTTGCGGCGCTGAAGGTCGATGATTCTCAGCGTCCGGTCTTCTTCGATTTGGAGCCTTCGCTCGTTGAGGTCGAATATCTCCGCGCCAAGATCCAGTTCTTGTTGCAGCGCCGCGCGGCGAAGGTCGGCAATTGCATTGATCGCCGCAAGTTCCCCACCTGGTCCGGTCAATAAATCGACCTTGCGCTCTTGATGCGCGAGTTCCTGTGATACGAATTGAAGGCTTCGCTCACGGGATCGCTGGTCCCGTTGGAATTGCAACGCGCCGGTTGTCGCGTTCGGATCGAATCCGGGTATAGCGTTGGCGGCGGCGATATCAACGGTACTCGTTTGGAACGCGCTTGAAGTTACTCCGCCCAGCCTCGCGGTACTACCGAGCAATGATGGGACGCGCGTGCTGCGCGGAACGTCGGCACCGATGCGCGAATCAATCGTGATAGTCGCGCCAGATTGCCGCAGGTCGATCAACTTCAGCCGCGTTTCAATCTCGAATTGTTCCGCTTCCAGCCTGTCGAGATCGACACGTAGCCGCCGGAATGCCGTTTGGCCGAGGTTCCCACTCGACAGTTTTTGTTGAATGACTCCGCGCTCTTCGCCGAGTTTTTGAAGCCGAGCCTTTAATCCGGTTTCCGAACCAGCGAGGCCAGTACGGAAGTCGGCGGCGAGTCTTCGCCCTACAGGATCTTCAAAACCAGGCCGGAATCGGTCGAGCGACTCCGCGCCGATAGCCTCTTTCTTGATATCCGGCTTACCAAGCCCGAGGAACAACGGCAATAGCGGATTCGCGCTGAATGCCGTACCGAACTTTTCGGCTTCGATGATTCCACCAAAATTATCATTGATGAACTTCAACGGAATCGTCAGCCCCGTCGAAAGTCGCCCTTTCAACGCTTCCCACTGAAGGTCGAACTTGCGAATCTCGGCGTTGGCCTCGATCATGGCCTTGACGAGACCTTCGCGCGATCCGAAGCCGAGTTTGACAGCTTCGGCGTTCAGTTGACGGTATTGCGTCAACAGCGGCTGAACGCTCTTCGCCGCATCCTCGCCCCCGAGCACTCGGGACAGATTGACGCGCGTTGAAGTGTCTTCAATCTTCGATAGCGCGTCGAATGTTTCGAGCAACACGTCGTTGAGATTTCGCGCGTTTCCATCGAACGTATACGCCGCCACGCCCAACTTCTGAAGCAGGTCCCGAACGCGTTGGCCTTCACCGGAAGTATCTTTCAGCGCTTGCGATAAATCGAGCGCCGCTTCTTTCAGGTTGCGGATATCAAACCCGGCGAGCACGGACGCCGCCCGGAGTTTGTCCGCTTGGTTGATCGAAAGGCCAGTCGCCTGCGAAAGCGATTGGATCTCGCGAGCCGACTCCGACGCGGCTTGCACGAAGTTCTTGAAACCGATTGCTCCAGCAGCCAGCCCAACGGCCACACCAGCGGCAGCCGCGCCAAACTTGCCCATGCCTGAAGCGCCGGACAGCAGCGCATCGGATGCCGACGACAACGGCGAGACAAGGAAGTTGCGGATGTTCGCGCCGAGCGATTGAGCTTGCGTTTCCGTTCGCTTAAACGAGTCGCCTACACGCTTGTGCGCCGCCTCCGTACTCCGGGCCGTTCGGTTGTTCGACGCCTCGACAACAGAAGCCAGCTTCGCCAGCGTATCGTTGAAGCGGTTAATCGACTGCTCCCCGCGCGTCTGCGACTCGACAAGTAGTTGATATCTGTCCGTTGCGCCCATTACGTCGCCGCCTTCATTTCCGCGATCTCGTATTGTGCGCGAACGTTCGCCACGACGCGCACGGCGTCATGCCACCAGGCGGGATGAGTCGCAAGGTCAGGCCCAAATAAAACAGCCCCGGCAGACCCTTGCGCGCTGCCGTTGTTCGTGACGAGAGTGAGCATTTCCAGGGACTCCGGGGTTATGAGCGATACCGGGCATTCCTTGGTTCGGAAGCCTTCGACGGCGAATGTTTTTGTCTTACCGCCCCGCCGCTCGCGGAATTGAGCGGACCAAGCAGCCTTGCGGTCTATTTGGACCAGATCGGGGTAGTATTTCTTGCAGTTGCGAGCCTCGTAGAGCTTCGCTACGCGGCACTCGGAGCAGTGGAATCGTCGGTTGCTCCATCCCCCTGCCTGACTAAAGAGCCAGGCGAAGGCGAGTTTTTTTCCTGTTCCCCCGTAAGGCCCGAAGCGCTGATACAAGCCGCGTGGATCTCGTCAATGAGGTCCGATGGAGCGGCGGATAGCACGGTTTCGATGGTCGCCGGTTGCCCGCCGCTTTCGATACCTTCTACCGAGACGAGCGCCGCGCGGATCTCGGCCGGTAGGATCTCGCTGTTGTGAACAAGATCGGACTGTTCGAGAAGCAAGTACACCCGCTGTTTATCGGCTTCAGCCAGTGTTTCGATTTCCGCGTAGGTGTAGCCGGAGAAGTCTCCATCCGTGCGCGGGAGAAGCGCCTTCAGCAAGGCGTCACGCTCACGGTTAAGCCGGAGGCATTCGGAGCGGGCGGCGGCCATCGACATATCGCGCCGCGCCCGCTCGATGACGTTCAGCGCCTTGACGGTAAAGCTGACCTCGGGGTACTTCTCGGACCGGACTGTTTTCGTTGGGTTCAGGATCATGGGTTAGGTTTGCACGTAGCCGATTTCGTCGTTGGCTGCGGTGTTCGTGATTGACGCCGTGCCGGTAAAAGCCAATGTCGATTCCGCGCCGGAACTATCACCCGTTGGCGCGTCAATCGCGGCGTTGTTTACGGTGAAGGTGTGGATGTTGCCAGCCGTGTTGCCCAGCACAATCGTTGAGTCGAATGTCCCTTTGGTTCTCGAAAGATACCGTAGCGCCGCTTGCGCCGACGTGTCTTCCTCGTAGAGCGTGAAGTCGAAGCCGAGCGTTCGTTCGACGTTGATCGGTATACCGGCAGAGTAGGAGTTGAAGGCGTATCGAAGAGATCGACCCATCGTCCCGTAGATCCGTCCGCTTTGAATCAGGAATGTCTGTCCGTTGATCGTGATCGAGCCGATAAACGCCAGCGTTGGCGTGCCAAGGAACGTCGGAGCTGTTGGCTCGGTCGGGAACGAAGTTAGGCCGAAGTTTTCGCCGGCCGTCACGAGCGCCGAAAGGTTCGGCTTATCGATGACATCGACGCAAGGGCCGGAAACCCTTATCTCGGCTTCCTGCTCCTCGCCAAACGATATTTCCCAGGAATCAATGAGCCCGGCAACGGCAACTTCGTTCCAGATATTCGAACCGGCTGGATCGCGGAACTTCCAGACCGTCAGCCCGAAGTTCGTGGCTGTCAACGCGAACGTAACACTGGTTGACGCGGAGACTGTACCGGCATGACCAAAGATCGCCGAGATAAGCGCATCGGCATCGCAGCGCGTTCCCGCCGTGCCGGAGCCCTGGAGAGGGACTACTAAATTATTGATACTGCCCACGCGCCGGCCGCGCCTTGCCGCGAGCCGCCCAAGCGTACCGCTCTTGACACGGGAGACAATCGAGTTGGAGTTTGCGGAGAGATCGCACGAGATATGCTGTAGCCCGTCTGCCGTCGCCACTGTCGCGGCCCCAGAGGAGTTCGGGATCGTAGCCGCCCAGGGGTTCGTGGCTTGGATGAAGATTCGCTCGCCAAGCGTGTTTACGATGCTCATTGTACGTGTACCACCATTCCTAAAGTGAAAGTTAAGATCTGAACATGCCCGTCGCCAAACGTTTGAACCGGATCACGGTCGGCCCGGTAATCCTCGTAGAGGACGCCCAATTGACACATCGTTGAACGGCCCGCGTGAAGCGCTTCGTTCATTGCGTCTTCGACCGCATCCGGGTACTTCTCCATGTCGTTCCCGAAGGTCGGCTGATTGGACCCCGTATCGGGATCGTCGAGCGCCCGGTAGCGGAGGTAGAAGACCACGTAGGCGTTAACGAAGCCAGAGAACTTCGAGAACTTGATTTTGTTTTCGTTGACCGATTCGGTCGAATAGATCACAGCGCCAGGGAACTCAAAGATCCGGGAAACGTCCACCTCTTCCGGGTCCAAGTAGCCGAAGGCGACGTTCTTCGATTCCGCCCCGAACTCCAAAGAGAACAGCGGGATATCGTAGCTAGCCGCAATCGCGCCTAGCTTCGCGTTGAACCCGTTCGTCCCGTCCGAGAGGGCGGCGACGAGCGCATCACGACACTTTTTCTTGTAGTTCGCCACCTACGCCGCCTGCCGACCGAAGAACGTTCTGCGTTCGCGAATCCGCGCTCTCGGCTCAGCCGCTGCGCGGGAAGGACTCAGGCCGCCGCTGATCTGCCGTACTCCCTCGCGAAAGAGAGATGCCGCTACCTCGCCCATCGCCTTCTGATCGTTGTCAGAGAAGAGCATCAGTTTTTTGTGAACGCGTGCCTTCTGACGGTCCAAGCGCGCGCCCTTGCCTTGCCCGGCGTCTGCTACGGCTATGCGGTCGTCGGCGTACCTGGTCTTCAGCCCACCTAACAGGCTGCCTGTCAGGAAGAGATCCCTGATAGCCTTCTTGCCTGTCCGCTTGCTCTTGAACCGAGCGTAGCGCTTCTTGAGCGGGTCGGTCGGCCCGTCATCCTCGCCGATGCCCTTGGCCAGTCGCGCCTTGATTGACTTCAACCCGGCATCCATGATCCGCAAGTTGTGGAACTTGCGGAACCCGAATCCGACAAGCCGGACGTTGACGCCGTTCCATTTGATGCGGGTGTCGAGGATCATCGCTTTCCGTTTAGCGCATCCGCAAGTAGTTGCGCTCGTTGCTCGGTCAGTACAACTTTCGTTTCAAGGATCGCCGACCCTCCGTACTTATCCGGATCTGCGATGATCGAGAACCCAACGCAGTTTTCGGGAAGAAACCCGATACCGCGCAATAGTTCGCCAAGTTCGGCACTGTCGATTAGTCGATGAGGCTTCATGCGATTGGGTTCGTCGCCTGAAGTTTGAGCAGCCGCCCGCCAAGATGCTCCTTGTCGATATCGCCAACTCGATAAGTGGTTGTCCCGATAACGATGTGATCGCCCTTGACTGGCTCGCCGCCCGTGAAATTGGCGAGCGGGGCCCAGAAGGTCTGGTACGCCCGCTCGCCCTGTTGAACCGCCGAACCGGAATCGAGCACGCCCGTGATGGCGTAATCGGTTCCGACGCGAGGATAGTATGTGATCTCGTCGCCGAAGGTCGCGAGCAACTGAGGCTCCAACGTATCGGTTATGAGATCAGAGAAGTCGGACATCGTTTATCCAGCGAAGGCGACAACGAGGAACTTCTTGCCGCTGGTAACGGTTACGACAACGTTGGTCGACGTGTGCGTTCCGTATGTGACGTTTACGGAGCCCGCCGTGGCTGGCGTAAGGTCGGTATAGGTGATGAAGACGAAAGCCGGAGCAACGCCAAGGCCGTGAGCGACGTTTTGCGCCGAGCCGGTCCCGGTTTGCTCGGACGAGACGAACATGCGCGGCTCGTTGGATGCGTCGAGCCGTACGCGGCCCGTGGCATCGCCGGAGCCGGCCGCCGCTACCGCTACGCCAACACGCTTGTTTGCAGCCGCCGTAGTTGTGACGAATTTGTTGGTGTTGTCCCAGTAGATGTTGTCACCAACGACCCAAGCGCCGGATGCTTTGACGATATCAAAGACGCCGGACATTTTGATCTGGCCTGCCGCGCCGGACGTGATATCGTCCGTCGCCACGCCGAACAGACCGCCGATTTGAACGCCGCCGCCACTGGTGACGGTATACGGCGCTGTGATGGCGATTGTGTCGCCAGTTTGAACAAAGTTGACCATGATTCTTCTCCTGTTTGATAGACGGGCCGCCACTAGACGGCCCGTCCGGGTTCAACCGTGCCGATTAAGCGCCGGGGTTCTTGTAAGCGCCGCGCCAATCGAGGATTTGCGCGCCGAAATCCGTTCTGACTTTCATCTCCACGCCATCAACGTCGAAGCCTACACGCTGTTCCGTGTAGATGCCTTCTTGGCCGGCGAGGTAGCCGTACTCGATGATGTCGATTTGCGCCGGATCGGCGAAACCGTACCATGCAATTGCGCTGTTCGCGTCCAGGCGTGGCTCGACAATCACGCTCAGGTTCTTGAACGTGTTGATATTCGACCCCTGCTGCGGAGTGTACTGATTGCTCGTCTGTTGAAGCGCGACGGTTTCAATCGCGGCCGGGACTGCGATATAGCGCGCCTCAATGTTGAGGTATTCAACGGCAAGCACGTTTTTCTGAACCCGCATAGCGGCGCGCATAGCCCCGAGTGTCGTTTGCGAGATCACCCCGCCGGAGCCGGCGAGATTCCCGTGCGTGGCGGTGTGGAACAGAGCCACCGAGTCCGCGCCCATCGTCGGGTTGCTAGTGATTAGCGCCCAGACGATATCGCTCTCCAGTTGCGCGACAGCCCGGCCTTGGAGTGTCGGGATGCGGCTAAAGGCCGAGAGGTCATCGTTGATGATCGCCTGTCTATTCAAGGCGATGATATTGCCGTAGGTGGCCAGCGCATAAGACTCTCGCTTGTCGCTCATCTTGACATACTTGAACTCGCCGCCCGGCCCAACGACGGTGGGAGTCGCCATTTCCGAGATTTGGTTCACGTACTTCGTCTTGAAGTCGCTCAGCGTGGTCCCGCGCGCAATCGGCTTCCACGTTTGCGGGTAGGCGTCGTAGGCGGCGCGAAGCGACTTGTTCATCACGTTGGCGAGGATCAACGGGAGATCCGTTGTTCCGCCGTATCCGGGATTGGCAAAGCGTTCCACGCGGAGACCGAGCGCCATCGCGGCGAGTTCCATTGGCGTTGCGCCGGAGTACTTGACTCCAGACAGCCGCAGGCTTTCTTCGGCAATCCGGAGCAAGCTCATGCCAGCGTAAGGCTTACCGGCATCGAGCTTGACCGCGTTCATATTGCATCGGTGCTCGATGGCGTTCTGCAAGCCCTCGCGCTGCCTGTCCCGTTGGTCGTTCTGGACGCTCGCCGTATGCCGGTTGTCAATCTCGGTTGCTTCGGATTGTCGCCCGAGTTCTTCGATAATCGATGCGCGCGCATCGGCGAGAGTAGCGCCGGACGCAATCAATCCGTCGCCAAACTCCTGTTTCAGTTTGGCCGCTTTGATGGCGGCCTGGATACCGGCAACGCGCTCGCGTTCCGCTTTCGCGCCTTCCTCGCGCGCGGCGCTAACCGCCGCAAGGTTTGCGGTACGGGTTTCGTCGCCCGTGGGTTGGGGATTCAGATTATCCGCCATTTGACTTGCCTCCTGTCGGGGGGTTGGTTGAGGTTGATCGAACGTCTGTTGATCCATCAATTGAGCGATGGGCAACTGGTCCGATAGAAACCCGGCGTTTTCGTCCGCCGGGATAGGAACAATCGAAACTTCTCGGGGATACCACTTGTCGGCGACGTAAGTCGAAATACCTTCCTCTTCCGATTCCTTCGAAAGATGAAGAATGACGGCTCCCACGCTGACTTTTGAAAGCGTTCCGCTCTTGACTTTCCTAAAAATAGAATCGCTCTCAGGGTCGTCGGCGAAAGACGCCGTAGCGAATGCCACGCCACCATCGATTCGGGGATTAGAGCAGGTCCCGAGAACGTATCGAACGCTCCAGTCCATGTGAGAATCGAGCAGCGGAGCACCGCGCAGCCGCCCGATATCGCACTGCCCGGCGTCAAGTCCGAGCCGAAGTTTGTATTTCTCGCCCGTATTGTAGTCGTAACGGTCAACCGTCGCGCCCGTGTAGAACTGCATTTCCACGGTCCGCGCATCGTCCGAGAACGATTGCGGCTGAATATCAGCGGCGAGCCGGACGACGTTGGAAGTCTTACGCTGCGGCTGTTTTACTTGAGGGTTCATCGGCCTTTCCTGCGGGCAGTTGCCCTTGTGCGGTGCGCTGACGAGGGTCGCAATCGAAGATCAATCCGAGGTTGTCTAGTTTGATCCACCACGCGGCGATCTCAGCGGCCTGTTTGTCCGGGTCGTAGCCCTTGCGCCCCACGGCTTGCGGCCAGGTCATCGTACCGCAGCGGAGTTCGGCTAAGTCCGCTTTGGCCTCTTCTAGCCGGTCGAGCAGATCAAACGATGGAGCGTCCCACTCAACGCCATAGTTGCGCTCCGGGATCAGCCCGGCGATAAAGCAAGCGTCGATAAACCAGACCCATACGCGGCTTAACGCGCGCGGGATAAATACGTTCCATCGCGCGGATTCGATCATATCCCGGAATGACAAGAGAGATCCGCGATAACTGGAATAGTTGATTTGTGAAAGATCGCCGGTCAGGAGTTCATACGGGATTTGCAACCCAGCCGCTATTTCGTGCTGCCAAAGCCTCGTTTCGTCTGTATAACCCGGAGAGCCCTTTGGCTCGGCGAATGAAATATCCTCGTCTTGGCGAAGATACTCGATCATGCCCGGCTCAAGCGATTCGATGCGCTTCCCGTCATCTTGCGTTGATTCCGCGCCAAGTAGCGGGCCGTTTGCTGTATCGGTTTGTTTTACGAAGACCGCGAAACAAGCCTCGATCTTGCGCGCGTAGAGTTTTGCTTCGGATAGGTCGTCAAGGTCCTTCATCTTTCGCATCACAGCCGCCAATCGCGGTACCCCTAAGACCTGGCCTGGTCGATCCGCTTCGTACAAGTGCCCGATTTCATCAGACGCCACGAACGAACTTTCGAATGATTGTCGCATCACCTGCCGTTCGCCGGGGTGTTGCTTCCACATCCAATAACCTGTACGCCGCCCGATTCGATCAAAAGCTACACCGTCTATCGTGCTGCCAGTGATATCGGCCGATTGCCTGGATCTGTCCAGAAAGTCAGCCTCAAGTGTCTGGATTTGGAGCGGTATCTTGAGACCATCCGTCGCCCTGCGTTGCCGGCGACGGAGAAACACATCTCCGCTCTCGAACATCCCGCCAGCCCAGCTTTGCTGCATCGAACATATCGTCCCGTCACCGTCGGCGTTACCCGTCTCATCGAACATACGCCACAGTTCGTCGATCTTCTTATTCAGCGAAGCCTTGCCTGTGTTCGCGCGCGGAGTGATGCCAGTACCGACGAGCTTCGACTTGAATTGAAACTTGGCGTTGCGCGCCAGCGGGTTGTTTCGGATCAGATCGCGCGACCGCTCTCGGAGCAGCGGAGCCGCCGCCGATACCTCAGCGTTCGCCGAAGTCCCTCCGGTTGTCCATCCGGTTGTCCGGCGGCCCGTATTCGCACCCTCGTAGGCGAGCGCGGCTTCCATGGCCGTGCGGTGCCTTATGCGGCGGAGCCCCGATTGCGGGCTTACAAAGCCAATCGCCATGTCCAACCAGTTCGCCTTCATCCCTTTGAAAATGCCGCGTATGAGCGGCGCTCCGAACGGTCCGTGCTCAATTGGTCATCCAGGTCCGCGAGCGCCTTGCGCATATCATCGATAGACTGGTAATCCACGGAGCGGTCCACGAACTGCACCCGCCGAACGCCTTTGTACATCGCGGTCTGAAGGGAATCCTTCATCGCTTCGAGTTGTTCGGTAGTTAGAGCCAATTCCTTCTCCTTTGTAGATATCCGCTGTTTTGCCGTTGTTGTTGGATTACTGGCGCTGGCGCTGGAGTTGGAGCTGGCGGCGGGGCCGGAACCGGATTCCCGACAATCTCTCTTTCCTTGGCCGGCGCGTCAGCGGCAAAGGCCCCAATCCGTCGCCAGTCAGAATCTTTCATCTTCGAAACCCCGACATGCTCTGCCGCCGCGCGCGCGTAGTTCGCGCAATCCAGCGCTTCGTTGCGGCCCGTCTTATGCCATCGGCCCACGAGCACCCCGCGCCGGTCTTTCGCCTGCACGAACCGCTCGGCAACCAGTTGCCGGTAAAAGGAGTCTTCCTCGCGGTAGTGGTGGAACCACCCTGTAGGGTATTCTTCGCTCGCTTCCGGCTTCACCGCCCTAAGTTGACCGTATAGTTCGGCCTTCGCCATTGAGACGTTGATCGGATAGACTAGCACGCCGCGCCGCTTGCGCTTCGTGACCGTTTCCGTCGTCTTCGGTTGGCCTACCAGCGCCACGCCGTTATCGTAACCCTTGATGACAATGACGCGCCCCGGAGCTTGCCGCCGCGCCCAATCGTATACCTGCGCCGTCTGGTCGCCGGAGTCAACCGCGGCCCGCGCTAGCGACATATCCGCGCCGCTCTCGTGCCGCCACGTCTCGCCCATCATTGCCGTCAACGCGGCCCATGCCACGCCGTCCAGCGTGTTCGTCGGCCCCCACAGTATCCGGTGATCAACCAGCCATCGCTGCTTGTTGCGGCCCCAACCATAGACCGATACCTCGATCCGATCCGTCTGGATATCGACGCCCGCCGTTAGCATCAGCGCTCCGTGCGGGACGTTTCCTTTGTGGTACGCCTCAGCCCGGCTTGCGATCACCTCCCAGTCCGGCGCGTCTCCGCTCAACTTCCAAAGCTCAGCCAGCTTTGTGTTAACGAACGCCTTCAACTCACCAGGATCGTCTTTCGCCGCCAGGAACTCTTCGACCAGATCGCCCCACGGCGTAATCAACGAGTACGTTCTCGGCAGGTGAAACCCGGCTATCTTCGACTTCGGATTGCCTTTCCGCCACTCGCCGCGATCAATCATCCAAGGCTTGCGCCAGTTCGGAATCAGCCTCTCGCACGACTCGCAGCGGTAGTGCGCGTCCGCCGGCTCGATTCCGTCACCCCAAACTACCCCGCCTTTCGTCGGCCACGCCGCGTAATCGGCAGACCAGACGAGAACTTGGAAGTGTTCGCAGAACGGGCATGGCACAAAGAACCGCCGTTGATCGGATCGCAACCACCAATCCCAGATAACCGAATCGCCTTCAAGCGTCGGCGTGGACGCCAGCGCCACTTTGCGAATCAGCCGGAAGTTCGCGGTTCGCATGATGAACAGCCGAACCGTCGAGCCTTCTTTCCCGACCTCGCGCGGCCAGCGATCAACCTCATCACCGAACGCATACCGGATCGACCGCATCTGGAAGTTCTCCGGCGTCTGCGCGCCGAGCATCGTCAACGATCCGCCCGTAAAGTGCTTCTCGTTGATAGTGTTCCCCGCATCGCGCGACTTCTTGCGCGTGAACCGCTCGGATAGGCAGGCCGTATCCCGAATCATCGGGTCGATAAACTTCTTCGAGAACTCCTCAACGTCCGACTCGCGCGGCTGAATCACCAGGATCGGGCCAGGGTCGTTTGTCACCGCGCACCCCGCCGCATTCTCAAACGCCGTCGTCTTGAGCATCTGAGACGCGCAGACGAACACCGCGAACTCTGTCGGATCATGCGGCGATAGAACGTCCATCGGCTCGCGCTGAAACGGCCACGCCCGGAACATGCCAGGCTGCGCCGTCCGCTCGCTACTCAGTACCCGATTCTTCTCCGCCCACTCCGTCACCGTCTCCCGGCGCGGCGGCGTCATCGACCGAATCGCCTCTTCCCAAAGCCTCGCTTGCTGCCGTCCTGAAGTCATCCGTCAGATGTCCTAGCCGATCTTCGATTTCCTTTGCCAGATACGCCCGCGCTTCCACCGGATCGGTAATCGCCGCCAGCCGGTCGGCGCAAGCCGTGGCCATAGTCGTAATACGCACCCGCGCCATAACCAGGAGCGTTCCCCACTGCCTCAGCGCGTCCACAACCGGAATCAGTTCGCCGCGCTTCTGCGCCAGCTCCAGTTCTTTCAGGCTCGCTGCCGCGCTCTCTTTGCGCGTCTGCGCGGTTAGGAAAGATTCATCAGACTTCAGCGCCTTGTTCTTGTCGCGCTTGTTCGGCTTGCGTCCGGTAGCAAGGATCTGCTCATCGGTCTCGCCGCGCGCCCTCCGCCTACTGACAGACGAAGGGTTAACGCCTATGGTATTAGCTACGCTTATCGACGCCTCTTGCATTATTACCTTGCTTGATACTTAACTACGGCTAACTACATATTCCGTGCAATAAGTCGACC